GCTGCACCTGCTGTTACCAACTTTACTTCTCCAAGCTTAAGCTTCCCTGCTGGAGTCGCTGGGCATACTGCACCAGTTCCACCACTTGTTGCTGTTCCTTTAAGTATCTTAACAGTCGTACCGTCAAGATATATGTTATAAACAGCACCAGTACCGTCAACCAAATCGTCTGTAGTTGCTGTAAAGGCTACTTCACCTGTTGCTATAGTACTAAATACTCCGTCCTCTACGACATAAAACTCGTCGTGCTTTATTTTAGCCGCACTTGAAGTTCCTATTGCTAAGTTTGGATTACTTACAAGTCTTGCTTCGCCGTCGTTTTGAACAATGTCTATTAAGTCCTTTAACAAGTCTTCAAGGTTTTGCTGGTGTAACCAGTGTTTTGCCTCGTAGTCATCAAAGTCTATAGGAACATCTGTTTTGCTAGTGTAAGTATCTGTAACCTCGCTTGCACTTAAAAGCGTGGTAGAAGCGTCAAAAGCTGCTCCAGCTGTAGCTACCAATACCTCACCAATCTTTAGCCCACCACTTGGAGTGTCTGGGCATACTGCTACTGAAGGGGTTGCTGTTACTACTGAGCCTCCCTTAAGTAAGGTAATAGTATTATCTGCGTCTAAGTAAACCAAGAAAATAGCTTCACTACCGTCTACTATGTCGTGGGCAGTGGCTGTGAAAGCTGTTTCTGTACTGGCTATAGTACTTACTACCCCGTCTCTAATTACTGTAAAAGCCCCGTTTTTAATTTTAGCTGCGGAACTTGTACCTATTGATAATGCTGGAGAACCAACAATAGAAACACCTCCGTTATTGTTTATTTGACCAATAACGTCGTTGATTATCTCCTTTAGGTTGGCATTATACAACACATCTTTTCCTGAATAAGACATAATATTGCCTTAATAAAATTAGTTTTTGGGTTTTTTAAAACCATTGGTTCGCCTATAACCCTAAAAGTAGTGGGTTACGCCCACCACTCGTAAGAAGAAAGTCTTAAACTTTTGCACTCTCAATTCTGTAAATACAGTCCTCGTTAAGAATCTTAGCGACTTTGGTTGCTTTCCAACCTGAAGTTGCTCTCTGATTCAATGGGTCTGAAGTTCCAGCACTACCTAAAGGTTTAATTATGTTCTTTAGTGACTCACCAGAAATTCTGGTTACGCCATAAGCACCATCTCCCATTATTAGTGTTGAGTAAATGTCTACACTTAAAGTACCAGCGTCTTCAAATACTTTCGCGTTTGAAGTTTCTATAAACCTTACTTCAAAGTAAGAACCAAACTCTCCTGGCATTACGTCTGCCTGGCTAGCGTATTTCTCTATAGGTACGAAACCTGTAAAGCCCTTAATAGTTGCAGCAATCTCAGGGTGAGCAATACCTACATAACTTGAGTTAATAGGTCTTGTCTCGTAGCCTGCGTTTGGAGCTACCATCTTGGTTATCTTTTTAACGTTTGCATTTTTAAGTGCTAAAACGGCTGCCTTTACGTCGCCAGCGTCTATTACATCTCCTGCGGCAACCTCGTCTCTTGCGGTGTTACTTGTGCCTGAGTATGCTACTGATGTACCTGCATTTATGACGTCTCTGGTAATGTTGTCCAAAGAAAGTCCTGCCTGCTCTCCTAATACAGCTGCTGTTTCCAAAAGAATTGGATCCAGAGTTGTTAACTGGAGGTAATCAGAAATTGTGACATAATCACCATACTGTTGAACAGTTGCGGTTACGTCAGTAATACTTAGTGAGGTTCCTGTTGGAGTCTCACCCTCGGTCAATGCAGTTGTGTTAGCAGATAATGAGTTATACCTTCTAAACTTAACAACATTGGTATTGTTCTTAGGAATGTCTCTTATTTGAGCAAACCTATCATGAACTAGAAGAGGTGTTAGTCTCTCTAGTAACATTCGGTCATACCAGTTGTTAACTGCATGTGGAATTGCGGATATTGTTTCCATCTTCCATATGAATAAAAAAATTATATAAATAAATACCCAAGCTAAAGTGCGTTTAATAAACAACACTCTTGCCTGGGTATTTCCCTCGAACTTGGTATCTAATTAATCATAACACATTCTTTAGGGTTGTAAACCCCTCGCAATGTCCCATGCTTGCTTCTCAAAGTCCTTGGAACTTAAACCTGCTGGGTCTGGTAACCCTGAATTGTTTGCACCACTACTAACATCTCGGTTAGAACGACCTCCTGAATAACTTTCGGAGCTTTCTTTTTGTGCTTCACTAGCCAACTGCGCACCTTTTTTAAGCCAGTAGTCTTTTGGAACTACCATGTTAGCCAACGCCTCAACTGTGAGTCCCTTGGCCTGTGGCTTCTTAGCTAATTCACGAATCTTTCCTGAAAATTCTTTGTAGTCTTCGTTCTTTGGGTCATTTAAAAAGTCAGAAATTCTCTGCTCTCGCCTAACTTCGTTAATAGATTCCTCAACCCTCTTAACGTCTACTGACTCTACCTCTGACTTTTCTTCTGTGGGTTTACTCTCCGCGGCCTCTTCTTCTTCAAATAGCCTTATATCTTCCGAAGCTTCTGAATCGTCGGTACTAACGACCTCTTCTTCCTGCCCTTCGGGAGCAGTTACATTCTTTTCCTCATCCATGGTTTTACCATAATAATAATTTATATATCTTCAACGAGGGTGTTTCCCTCTTTTGAAAGCTTACGCGATCTAAATAATTCGGACTTGGTCTTTGGTAAGTTAATCAAATAATCTAAGTAATATCTTTTAATTCTCTTTTCTTGTATCTGGTCTTTAGTCAAATCGTTGTTAATATCAAATAGCTCAGACTCTAACCCGTCCCTTTCCTTTTTCAATTCCTTTTCTACAGCTTTCCAGCCAGGGTGTTGGTCTAGTGTCATTATGTCTAACTCTATTCCTTCTTCCTCAGACATTTCAACACTTTCAATCCTCTTAGTTAAAGATTCTTCTACTTTTTCTTTAAGCTCCTGCATTGTAGCCATATGCTTGTTCGTTATTTAATTTAGCTTCTTGCGCTGGACTCACTGGACCAGTCGCCTTTTCTGCAGCCCTTTTAGGCTGGAATCCTACACTGTTAAGTCCGCCCTCTTCTCCTGGTTGTAATCCGCCTTCGCCACCTGCCTCGGCCATTGCCCTTGGATCTAAATCTGGGTTCTTCTTTAATTCTACCATAGCTTTCAAATGCGCTCTCATGTGAACATTTCTCGCTGGTGTTGGGTCGGCCTTTCTGTGAATCCTCATGTGAACCATATGATTGTCAGAAGTTAATACCTCTGGAGGTGGTAACTTCTTACCACTGGCAATTTCACCAAACACAACATTTTGCATTTCGGCTGTTAATTCGTCTACTGTTGGTGGGAATATTGCGTCTATCTCACTGTCACTAATACCCGCAACCTGTGCAAACTGTCTAACCAACGTCCTTCTGTCAACATCAGGACTTGTGGCTACTGCGTTCATAAGCTGTACATACTTGCCCAATTCCTTTTGAGTCTTGGCTTCTTCTATTACTGTTGATACTACCTCTACGTCTGGGTCAACATCACTGTCGCTAATAATTTCGGTTCTAGTAAGCGTGTAAAACTGCTGGTCTAAATCGCCAGTTAGTCTTAACACCTTCTCGTCCAGTCCGTCCTTGAAGTGCTTTTTGTACATGGCATACCACTGTTGCCAGAATCTCTTTTCACCCATCATTAATGTCTTCATCATAAGTGCATACCTAGTGTCGGCCTTTTGTGCTACAAGATTTAATTCTCCCAACGTTCTCTCTTGTCCTGCTAATACACCCTGTTGCATTTCTGCACTTGCCGTTGCACGCTGTGCTGCGGCGTCTAAATATTGCAAAATGTAATTGGTAAACGCCATGTTAGGCGTGTATTGATTCATTGGAACAACCACGTCTCGTGGATTGCCTGGCACTCCTGTAAACTTGTTAAAGCCAAAGCGTAGGTCTGCTCGGTTTCTTATAAGATTGTTGTTGTATATATAGTGTGGATACTGCTGTCCCTTTACCATTGTAGCAGCCAAGTTGATAATCTCGCTCCTCATTCTCTGCTTGTCTCCTACCATGTCAGGAATACTAGCGCCCTTAAACTGGTGTGCAGTCCTACTGATTTTCTTTTCTACGTATCCCCATGTGTTTTGAAAGTCTAATTCCTTATACCTTACTATTTTGTCTAAATCATTGGCCAATGCTACCAATACTCTCTTACCTTCAAACCATGTGCGCCATTCTACTAAATGCACTTTACTATTGTCTGTACTTTCGTCTGTATCACTACCAACACTCTGGTCGGCCTTGCCCTGACTTTCTGTCCTAGCTTTACTGGCCATTTCAGGAAGATCGTTAAAACTACTCCCCTCTACTACGTCGTCCTCTTCAAATATGTAAACACCCGCGTCCTTCATTTCACGCCTTGTAAGTTGCAACTCCTCACCACAATAAGCAGCAGAGTCTAACTCGCCACCCGTGTCTGGCGCGTATAAGAAACAAAATGGGTCCACCAGTCGTGGAGAAGGTATCTTTCTGGCTCTGTCAAAATAGGTCATTTCTACTATTCCGTACCCAAAGAAACATGCGTCCCATAACCAGTCCATGTCCAATTGGTCCTTTTCCATGTCGTCGTAATCATAGTCTACTAAAAGATTGAGTCCAAACTCTGTGTCAATATCTTCTATAGTCCTGCCACGAAACTTAACCGCAGGTATGTCTGAATACATACTGGCGTGTATCGTGTTCATAACTGTATACAATATTGGGTCCCCTACCTTGTCGTCGTCTCTTTTTTCGTTAAGGTAAAGTTTTAAGTTCTTATAACTCTTCTGATAAAAAGGCATTATCCAATCCTTGGCCGTTTTGTACTCCTTTTGAACTTGGGCCTTTAACTTCTTTTTCTGCTCTGTGCTTAAATCAATTTTCTTCTCTTTCTTATTTTTCTTTTTCTTTGCCATTTTCTTTTGTGAATAATTTAGCTATGTCGTCCAGAGAAATGATTTCCTTGTTGGCCAAGTCACTGTCCCCTGGTATCGCTAAAGACTCCTCCAACTCCAACCCCTCTTCATAGCGCACTAGCGTAGATTGTGAAGCCAATACCTGATAAGGCTTGCCCTCCCTCTTTTTAATTGTTAGCTCGCCAAAGTCAAACTCACGAAGCTTCTTAATAACCACCGCTTCCTGTGGAGTAAGTATTACTGCGACCTTTGTAATAGGTTGTACCTTTTTCATATTTATATTATACCTAATTAAATGGGTCCTCATTAATATTATCAACGAAGCTACTTCCGTGACCCATGTCAAGTTGCTTCTCTACAAATACAGGATTGGCTAATAATACACGCCCTATCGCCTCAATGAAGTGGTCGTTCTTGTCCTCTGGTCGTGGATTCTTGCCACGCTTGTCAGCCGTCTTTCCATTATACTCTTGCCACTGCCAATGCAATATCTCCCAAATTACCCTGTCACAAGTCTCACTAACCAATAGATCTGGCTTGACTAACATTTCTCCACCAGCTATCTCATAATGAAACGCGTCCTGCATAGCACGTATCGCGTCTGTTCTTCGTTTACTACCTGGTTCAAAACTAAGTCCAAACTCTCTGGCTAACCTGTTGGCAAAACTATCGCCCGTTCTCTTGTCCTCTATGAAGCCAGACGGGTCTAAAAATCGTCTCACGACTCGGTACTTGGCGTCTATTGCCTTAACCCTGGCCACTAACTCTGGTGTGGGCGCGTCAGACCATAAGTGGTCCACAACATACTTGCGCCCCTTTCTGTCCACCGCAACCCATACTATCGCCTCTGGCTCTCTTGGGTGTGTGTCCCAACTCATGTAAACACAATAATCATTACTGTTTAAATCAAACGGCTTGAATACATGTACCTCTTTGTCAAACTCCTTAAATATAAGTCCAACCAAGTGCTGAAACTTTCCAAATACACGAGACACCATGTCCTCGTCCTTGTACTGCGCAACCATCTTCTCTATCTGCTCGTGGTCCAAAAAGCCACGAACGCCGTGTATCTTGCAAGCGTCCTCAACCTCCGCTTCCATGAAGAATCTATACTGCTTTTCTGCTTGGGGATTAGCCACGATTTCGTCGTATAACCACGCACTGCCCATAAGGGGCGTTGCAAAAATTCCACAAATACCGCCCTTTCTTAATCTGGCAATAGAAGCTTTGTAAATGTTCTCTGGAGGCGGCTCGTCAAAGAAGCAGTTGTGTGTCAATATGCCATTGGCTAAAAAGTTCTGATTCTTTTCAACCGAAATGTCATAAACATCCCTTACCCCTATTTCCTCTATACTCTTTATTGTAACTAATTTCCTCGTTTTACGAGTATTCCTTTTTCTCCTTGGATCATACTCCCTTTTTACCTCAACCATTTTCTCCGCAGTCTTTGCCCTAGAAGCCCTCCTGTTTAACGCAGTCTGATAAATCTCTTCTTGCGCTTCTCTTTTAGAAAAAACTCTAACCCTGTCACAAAAACTTAAAACGTCCGCTGCACGATTAATCAAAACAAACCACTGATCTCTCCAAACACCCTCCTTCTGACTCTTCTTAAAATACACACCCGCACTTATGTTAAACCTGCGAAGAAGTAATTGTAAGTCTTGAGCCAACTCCTTGGAAGTAGAAGCGTAACCTATCGTTCCACTTGAAAACCACCCGTCCGCCGCGTAAAGTCCTTTGAGAAACTCTACAACCACTTCAGGCTTTGACTTAAATATAAACTCTGGAATAAATTTGTTATGCGCCTTTCTTATAGATAACCCACTAGAAACTAATAACTCCCTAAACTCAGGAGCCACTATGCGATAATCGTACTTTTTCCTGTGAGTAACTCTTTCCACCTTGCCTGAAAACTCTTCTAAAAACTCCTCGTTCGCACATGAAAAGAATATACTCTTGTTAAACCACCCGTCCCCTGTCCATGCGCCCAACAAGAACGCTTCGTCTAAAGAAATCGTCTCCTCTCCCTCTACGTCATACTCCTTGGTTACAACCCTGTCTCCTAACTCTGTCTCCTCAAGAGGAAGCCAGCCCTTGCCGCTTACGAAAAACTTGTGATCCAATGTCGCGTCTACATAAAACCCTTTAGACCCCTTCATTCTGTAAACTGGCTTTCTGCCCATGTAAATATGATTCGTCACTTCGTCCACAACCTGCTTTCGCGGCTGTTTCTTGCCTGTGTATCTGCCACTTCCAAAACTTATTACTTTGTCACCCACCTTTATGTCTTTTATCTTCCTCCATACACCATTGGCTAAAAGAATTCTTGTGTTCTCTTCTAAACAAAAACCTAATGTGCTAGACTCAAACTCCTTCGGGTCCTGGTCATAAGTCATTAAATCAAACTCCCAACCCGTTTCTGTCATCCAACTCGCAGGATAATTCTTTCCCTTGTTAAGCGTCATGTACTTGTCCTTTGGAAGCCACTCCTCAAGTGCAGGGGCTATCGTCTCTCTGATCGTGGTTGGGTCAGAAACTATTCTGCCACGCTTGGGATAATCCCAATTGGTCATTAGCGGTTGTTGGAAGTAGCGGTTGTCACATGGAAAGCATAAGTGGCCTATTGTGTTAACCAAAGCAGTGGTCTTACCAATACCATTGGCAGCCAAGAGGGCGCCGACCATGTAGTCTCCACTTAAGAGTTTGTCTAAGAATTTCTCTACCTTGCCAATGGGCTTGTAATAACGATACTTCTCGTAGTTGGCACGATACAATAATTCTTTTCTAATGTCGGCTGGTATTTCCATATTATTATTATACTAAATATTTTAGGTAGAAGTGTGAGTAAAGTTTGTGAACAGGTGAATTGAAATTTTTTGGTCGTCGTCGGAGCGGTAACTATATTATTCCTGGAGACGCGTGCTTCGGCGTTTTTTGTGGGAATTGTTCTTTTTTTCTTTCAATATGAGACGGAGTATAATCAACATTATACGTAGTCTACCACCCTTAAGATTTTACTCCTCCTCCTGTTTATCCTTTAGCAAAGCGAGAAGTTGCTCGTCTGGTATGTCTTCGTATTCTCTTTTAATCTCTATTTTAGTAGGAGAAAAGCTCCCTCGCAGTCTATGGGCTAGTTCTACGGCGTCTTTGCGTGCCTGTCTATCTACTTGATTAATGATTAATAATGTATATCCCTCTTCTGTCTTCTTGACTACTGATACATTCTCGTAGCCGTCGCATGCCTGTTTAATGTCTTCGTCCTCCAAGCTCTCCAGTCTGATCTGCTTGATGTCCCTGTGTTCGCTGTATAGCCGTTTGTGTTGGTCTAACACGAATTCTTCGGGCATTATCTCGTTCAAAAGCTCTTGAAAACTCTTCTTTTTAGTTAGTTTAGTAGGAGACTCTGCAATTGTATCACTATACCCTTGCTCTTTTATCACTTTTTTTAGGGGACTGCCCTCTACCACTGCTTTTGCTATTCTTTTATATCTCATTTTAGTTTCTTCGGTGCTACTGTTCATGCTTTACAATAGGATTATTTTATATCTTGATTTAATATTATGATTTAATCTCTTGACAAGGCATATACCACATGGTATATTGTCATACAAATAAATTAATCAAACATACAAATTATGAAGTTAAACAGGCAAAATCTTCAAGTCTCATGCCTCAAAAAAGAGACAAAGAGAACCCCCTTGTGGATCGAGTGGGTCAAGTTATTTTTAATTATCCAAGGATATATATACACCTTATGGATAATAATAGAGGTCTTGCTTGCGTTGGTGGGTAGGTCTTCAATATTTAATATATAACTAATAAATTAATGGCAAAAAAGAAACTAACAGTAAACGAAATTACAGACATGTATTTTAGTCTAATAATAGAAGAGGGTAAGAGTCCAGAGGAAGCCATGAAGATAACAGGCATTAAGAAAGTAGAAGAGGACTCAAGTGGCCAAGTTATCACAATATACTACCCAGACGGCGAGATAATATCTCATTGGGTATAAATTAAATTAATAACATTAATAGAATGAAAACAACAGAATTAAAAAATGGTATATCAAAGAAGTTCAACATACCAAAAAAGGATATACGATTAACCTCTGATAATGGTTGGTATCATCTATATATAAGAGAGAGCCACAAGGAGACGCTAAACTTTACAGATTACGGGCAAGAGCGCGAGTATCTTAGGAATATAGAGCAATATATCATCGACAACGCGCAGACCTACACATTTACAGCAGATGACGGCTACAATACAGAGCATAGTTGTATCAATAGCAGTTTTGACGATTTTAAATATCTTTAATTAAATTAATAAACTAATAAAATGTCAACAAGAGCAAATATCGTAATTCAGGATAGTAGAAGCAAACTATATTTTTATAGACACAGCGACGGCTATCCAGAATGCACAATGGAGAGTTTAAAAGAATTCGTAGATATGTATAAGACCCAGTTAAGAGGCAACATATCACAAAGTGCAGGTTGGTTAATCCTTAAAGGAGCAGTTGAATATGGGTTTAAAGGAGACTTAAAAGATCCTTCAGGAGATAACAACAAGTATGAATGGAATACATGGAAGGTTGGAGCATACGAGCCAACAACGGATATACATGGGGATATAGAATATTTATACATTATAAACCTAGAAGACAAAACTCTTAAATGCTACAAGGTTGGATATAACGAAGACACATGGGAGGTTAACATGAAAGCCACCATGAACACCAAGCCAGTTGCAGAGTATAGTTTTCTAAACGAGGAGGAGAAGAAACTTATAAAAGAAGTATAAGAGTAAAGCCAAGGGGCTTGAAACATAGCCCCTTAAAATTATAATAAATTAATAAATTAATACAATGAAGACAGACAAATACATAAATTACACGTTTGAAAGCTCAAGCGTGAAGACGGAAGAGTTTAAAAGTTTTGCAAGAGCTTTTAGATCAGACCTCAAGAGTTTAATCAGTGAAGACTTTGAACTTGCAGAGTTTAACACTAATCATTTTTATATAAGTGGATTTTTAAAATCTACAAAAAACAATAAATATATATATTTCTCAATTCCAGATGTTAGGTATTTTTTAAACGAGTGGAGAGTCAATATATTAATAAGAACAGCAGAACACGACAAGGACTATACAGGGGGAAGAAACAACCAAGTTTCTTTAGAGAACTTAAACGCAAGAGCGTTATCATTAATTTTATAAACTAATACAATGACACCAGAAGAAATTAAAAGCAGGTTAGCATATTTAAAGAGTTTAATCATAGACGAGAGAATAAGCTACGGCGAAATAGTAGAGTTGCAGAGTTTAGCCAAGTATATAGACCCAAGCGATACGCAATTATTGGAATGGGCAGGAATAGACGAGATAGAAGAGGGCAACACAAAAGAAAGAAAATGCCATAAGTGTAATACACCAGTAAAATACGACAAGGTTAGTCCAGACTACTTCTGTTATTGTCCAGAGTGTGATGAGGATTTATATAAATTTGAAACAAAACTAATACAATGAACTACGAAGAAAAATTAAAAGAATTTGCAAGGTATGTAAGGGCGTATTATATAGACGAGTTGGAAGAATGGGCCGAGTGGAACAACCACAACAAGCCAGAAGACAAGAGAGAATATATAATCAAGCCAGAGCATAAGGATAAAATAGAAGAAGTATATCAGGACGGAGACAACGGAGAGTTAGAGAGTGAAGAGTATGACCAATATTACAATATGGAATTAATAGAGGGCATTATAGAAGACTACGACCACGAGCCAGACGGGGCAAGGGACGAGTTAATATGGGACAGTGCATACTTGAGTGGAATGAGAGACGCACAGAGACCTATATATATAGAAATAACCGAGCAGGAACTCCAAGAGTTACAAGAGGGGGAAGTTTTCAATTGGGAGTTTAACGGGATAAAGGTTCAAGTCTCTACGGAACAGGACTTACCATTTTAATTTTAGCAAACCAATAGCATGGACTACGAAAAGGAGATAAACCATTACGAGTTGCGAGTAGGCGACAGGATAGAGAGATACGACAACTATCTTAAAATGAAAGAGAAGTTTAGGGAATATCTAAGATCAAGGCGTGGCAAATTAAAGATAAGGGGCTACGCGATATTTAACGACGATACTTTTATGGAAGTATTAAGCGACCTATCGGTTACGGATATAAATTTTTAACAAAAGCCAATGCAAAAAATAGATACAATCATACTAGACTACTTGAAACTCAAGCTTAAAACGACGCAGGGGGTTGAGCTAGAG